AATGAAATGATGGGTCAATTTCTTATGGAACTTCATAAAACTTTTCCAGAAGAAAAAGGTTTAAAAAAATGTCTATCCGCTTTCGATCTTATGAAAGAAACTAACCCAAAATTGGTAGTTGATGGATTCATGGCAAGTGTTACACCCTTTGCAGACAAAATATCAGCAAAAGACGACACCTTTTTTATAAACGAATCAAAAAATTTAGATTTTATGAAAGATATTAATTTAAAAGATCATTGGGACACGTGTTCGGAAAATACAAAAAATGCTATCTGGCAATATGTTCAAACACTTTACATGTTAGGTACAACGATCACATCTATACCAGAAGAAACACTTTCAATGATTGAAACAGTAGCAAAACAATGTGCAGATAATATGGAAAATAATGGTCAAGAACTAGATGAAAATGCACTCATGAAAACCATGCAAGGCATGCTAGGTGGAATGTTAGGTGGCGGTAAAAAATAAACTCAATATATATAAATGGCATCTCTTTTCGAAGATCCAAAACAACTCATCAATTCAGATAAGGTTTTAGAATTTTGGCCTTCAACTACACTTACTCCAGAAGAACGTGTTAATGCAACTGCGCGATTCATTATTTATGCAACATGTATAATATATCTCATAAAACGTGACATGCGTATATTTGTTTTAGGTGGAACAGCACTCGGTGTTCTTTACATTATGGAACGCTCAGATATGGTCAGGGAAGCATTAGCTAGACCAACACAGGGACAACTGGGTTTGTCAGGTGCTTGCCAACTCCCGAGTAAAGATAACCCAATGGGAAATGTTTTGCTAAGTGATTTTAACGACAGACCAGACAGACCAAGTGCATGCTATTACCCAACTGTAAAGAAACAGGCTACTGATTTATCGACAGGGGGTATTAAATACGGTCCAGGTCGTTCGCGATCAACCGCACCAGAATACCAAAGAAACGCAATGTCTAGACAATTTGTAACCATGCCATCTACATCATTGGCAGGTGACCCCTATTATGAATTTTTACACGGAAAAAAAGGACAAAATACATGCAGACAAGATCCACGTTTATGCGATCCAAATGCAAGAGGTATTCAACTCGAAGCATTTGCCGGATTAAACCCAAATGGGGATAGACGATAATTTTTTAATTTAAACATTGAATACTCGATTTGCTTAAACAAAATCTTTTGTAATAGTAAATGGCGTATCAACTCCAACCAGGATTAAAAATTGTAAATGACAAGGCCGTTCCACAAGTATGTGCAACTGAAGAAGTTTTGTTGTATCCTCAGCCCAGTACTTTGAATTATACATCGGCGAGACCTAATACAATGTTATACGGAACAGCTCCATACATGGCAGGTAAAGGCTCACCAGCTCAATATATAGAAACAAGTGATGCACTTAGACCACAATCGACGAGTCAGTTTAACAAGGTTTTAGCGAAAACGTATGAACAAAATTTACACCCACTCCAAAATGTTGCGTGTAAAGTTCCACTCAGAACCCGAACCTATGAACCATCGAGTACGCGTGCCGATCTTCAAAATGGTTTATTTCAGCAAAGATACCTCAATAAAAATGTTAATAAGAAATAAGAATGGCTGACCCCGTATCCATATTGGCTATAGCCGGCCTAGTATATGCCGGACGTAGATTAAGCAAAACAGACGAAAATTATAACATAGAAGGAAAATCTGTCGAAGAAGATATACCACTCAGGTCAGAATCAGATAGACTTATCAATATAGATTCATCCTACCTAGGACCACTCTCACCACTCGTTGAACCTGATTATACTTCGAAAGAAGAAGTACCTGCTTTCGGGGACGTCGCACCCCAATCGAGATCTTCTGGACAGGAAGTTTTATCCATGCGAGATCGAATGATGTATGATGGTGGTCGAATGAATAACCTTTCACCAATAGAGAGACAAAACGTTGGTCCAGGTCTTGGTGTTTCTGCAGATGTACCAGCCGTTGGTGGTCATCAACAACTTTTTAGAGTTAACCCAGAAAATGTAGGTGCATACCGTCTCACAACTTTACCAGGACGAAGTGGTCCTGCTTATGATGGTAAGGGTGGTAGAAGAGGTATCATGGGCGAACTTGGTAACAATCGCCCAGAAAAAACCGCATTTTTACACGAACGCCTCCCACCAGTTGCGGGACGTGCTCAAGGTATGACTGGTAGAACCCCAAGATCAGAACACGAAAGAACTAAACGAACAACAAATAGATCTGAAACAGGATCCAGAACAGATACACTCAATTTTGCCAGTGCAAAAAGAACTGTTTCTGCATTAACACGCGCTCAAGAACCAACACGTAATAAGAAAGATGGAAACATCGAAGCTTATTCTTACGCAAATGCACCAGCGCCAGGAATACACAAATTCTCACACGGTTACTTATCAGCACCAGCTACAAAGATTGGCGAAAAGCGAGTTTTTGGAGATTCATACACGGTTGAAGAACTTACTAAATATGGTTTCAGACCAGATGACAGAAGAGGTAAAGCAGGAAGACCAGCGGGTGCAGGTAGAATGAATGTTCGCGCAGATCCACTTAACCAAGGGGGTATGATAACAAGCGTTCGTTCGGATACGTCTCGAATCGATGGAAGAGTCAATTCAGCAGATGGTGGATGGACTCAACAATACAGGAAAAATGATTATAACCAATTCAATGCGTATAAGGGTAACATCAACCCCAATGCAACTAACTCTGGTTTAGATTTAGCAAAAAGACAACTTGCACAAAATCCAATTGCACATAGCCTTTCTTAAATTAATTAAATAAAAACACTCATTAAAATAATAACCCGTTATTTTAATGAAGGTACATACCCTAGACATAGATAGTGGTGAACGTAACCCAGAACTGTATCCAAATCCAGCAGACTATACAGTATTTTTGAAAACACCCATTTATGAAGTTACAAAAATATCAATGATATCAGCCCGTATTCACCATAGTCAGTTTTTGATACATGCAAGAAACAAAGTATTTCAGGTACGAAACATTAGTTCTAATACGGATTATACACTAACACTCACAGAAGGAAACTACGGTGGAAAAGAACTTGCAACTGAACTCGTTGCAGCATCGACAGCAGTAGCCGCACCTATTACAGGTGCTACATTTGATAAAGATAAGAACTCTATAACCATAACCGGTTCAACTGATTTTCAGTTAAAATTTAAAACGGGTACAAATGGTTACGATTCTACAATAACTGGATACACCACTCCACACGATGTTTTTGGTCTCCCAGCAAATGATATATCATCGACAAGTACATCACTCACGACCGGTAGTATTAATTTACAGGGACCAGATGCTATTATTGTAAAACTGAGTAGCGGTTCAGATGAATTTAACAAGACCATTTACTCAGAATCACCTTTCTATACTGGAAGAATACTCATGTGTGGAGACGTTATTAACTACTCCGGTGTAGATGACGCTGTAGAACATAATTTCGACTCTGGTGCTCAAAAAACAATACAAAATTTACACGTTAAATTTTACTATAGTAGTAACAATCGTTTAATACCATATGATTTTAGAAACGCAAATCATATACTAAAACTTGCTGTAACATGCTCTACTGATAAATTTGAGAATATACCTAAACTAAGAAGAGATGATTCTCTTCCACCGCCTATGAGTATCCCCGAATACGAGGATCCGCATAGATGGGATTCATTTTTATCTATTTTTTTGGTAGTCGCAACTGGGTTATTCTTGCTCCTGGTTATGAAAAAACCGAAAATTATCGAGTAACCGCAAAGATTGGCGCAGCTGGCTTTTGGACTCTGGAAGAGACACGGGAAACAGCAACATAGACCAAGATGGACAAGAGCGTTGTGAACAACGCAGTAAGTGTGTAGTTCATACCACCATTCTTGTTGACTTTGACGATTTGATTAACAACCCATCTCACCAAATCCATCCAGGAAAGGGCGGCGGCAAAGGAAAAACCGGCAACAATAGCGTTGAGCGATTGACCTTCGAGTTCACGGGCGACGAGGACAGCAGTTTCTTGAGCAGACATTTTTTATATATTAAATTGAGATTTTATTCTGGGAGAAAATCATCTTCGAATAAAATTTTTTTATACTTTTTTGTATTTTTCAAGTACCCTTTCATCATTCTGGGCTTTTCATCTTTACTTGAATTATACCCTGATGATTCCGATTCAGTTTCAGTCTCACTATCTTCATCTGATATATCCCCATCCGAAGATATTTCATCCGATAATTTGAAATACCCAGAATTAGACGACCAACCTTCAGGACCCGAGTTGTTCATTATTATCTATAGCATTTTTTAACATCTGTTCTGTCGGATTTTTCGGCACCCACGTATCCCAATTATCATGTGCCATGTTCATTTTAACATACTTATACTCTCGTCCTGAATATCTCGTAAAGGGAATTTCTTCAACATCAAATATCGCGTCGTCTTCATCTTCGTCTTCATCTTCATCACCTGATGATTCTTCGTATATTTCTGGGAAATATGTACCCATTTTCTTACCAACTTCGTTCATGGCACAATATTTCATTGCATATTCCATATCTTTACCAACTACCATATCTCTACCACACGCTTTTGCGTATTCTGCTGCAAGAACCATGGACTGTTCCATGACTGGTCGAACAACGTCTATAGCAGATTGTTGTATCTGTTCTACGAGGTTATTCTGTGCATCTTTTTCAAGTAAATTCATTATGTATTGTATATTGTTTTAGCTATACCGTTCTCCACTTGGAGTATATTATAACTTTGTGCCAAAACTCTAAGCTCTCTTTTACAATAGTTATCGGGTGTTGTTGTAAGTTTGAGTATCTGATCTTTAATCATACTAAAGTTGATCTGACCTGTTGGATACCAACGTTCAGGTTCTAAGGCAAAACTGTACGAATAGTATCGCCTGAACACTTGTGTTCTAGTATGGTGTATTCCACTTTGAACTGCGCGTAAATTTATAATCTCACCGGAAGCTCCTTCGATAACATCAGAATCGTCCAAGGTTAAAGCAAGTCTTTGTAAATGTTCATAATTCGTATATGAATTAGTGGTACCATATAATTGAAAAAGTGAATCGTAATCAAAATTACTAACAAACTTACCACCTGTCACTTTTCTCATTCTTTGAATTATAAAAAACAGTTCCTTTACAGGGTTTGTAAAATTAAGTCTATGTGTTGTATTTACTAGACTACTAATATCTGGATCCTGAGGTATTATATCCTTATATTCTTGAATTTGTGTAATTGTATAATCTATTTTTTCAGATTTCAATTTAGCCCTTTCTTCACTATCCAAAGATACCATTTCGGTCGTTATTTTCATGTCTTTAATAAGACCTTTTGTAGGTACATAATCAGCTAAATAAAATATATAATTGGGTTGTGAAGCACTATAACCCCATACACAATCACCACGTTCCCTAAGTTTAATAACAATCTCAACTTCTTGTTTATCTATAGCACAAATAGGAATAGCAAGTTCGGGATTATTATAAAAATAAAAGGGGATATCGACGAAAAATTTTTGGTTAGACGTAGCAAGTCCTAAATACCCCCCTATTGATGTTGAATCGACAGGAGTACCAGACGCCTCTATAGGAGGCTTACCAACAAGTTTAGCAAGGTTTTCTTGTTTTGTATGCGTTACATAATTATCAAAGTAAATCGCTAAAAAATCGCTTGGTATGTGCTGAATAACCTTACCACCGATTAATATTTCAGCATACTCAATAATAGCGTGTCCTATAGACTCGATGTAACCTATACCATCTATACCATTAATCAAATTTTGTTGTATGCTAGATAACTCAAACTTCAAACTTACAGTTTTGATAAGATCACCCTGATCTTGTGGTATAGTACACCTTACCGTACTACCAAACTCAACTTCACCTTCCACGTCTAAATCGTGGAAAAAAGGTGCAAAATTTGTATGTTTTTGAAAATTTTTTACGAAGTACGTATATTCGGGATCATCCGTAAAAAAGGCGTCCTGTGGGCCAGATATTTCTAATTGAACACGACCAGCCATTACTATTATATATGACTAAAATTTTAAACCACCAAGCCCGCTCTCAATACGCAAAACATTATAGTTTACTGCATATACATATACTTTGTGTCCAAAATTAGCATCCGGTGTATCGAGTTCTATTTCTATTAAATTGTGTGCTATTCTACTCATATTAACTTGTC